AACGAGCCCCACTACGTTCCTGAGCTTCTGGCGAAGAACACAGCAGAAGAGATCATCCGTCTTTTCTATTAAGGAGGTGGCATGGCGCTCAAAGTAGTGATAGTGAACGAAGTCGTAGAACCCGAAGTGATCGAATCGGTCTACGGCAGCTTCGCGAATTACATGCAGGTGAAGCTGAAGGAATTCGTGGAGAACCCCGAAAGCCCGAAGCTCATCGGGAAGGTGACCGCAAGTGTAGAATCAACGGGTTCGCTCGAAGACCCCGATTTCATCCGCTTCAGGTTGCAAGGATTCGCAGAGGACTCGAAGGATTCGCAGAGGACTCGAAGGATTCGCAGAGGACTCGAAGGACTAGGTAAAGGTTGGGGAGCTCGACCCTAGTTCTGTTCAACCCACGCACCTGCACAACTTCTCGGCAGTACAGCAAGGAGATCCAGAATGTCAGACAGCCCGATATTTGACCAGCTTGTTTCCGAGTTCGCCGCCAAGGGTGCGGTGTACGAGGAGTTCACCAAGTGGTCCACCCCTGCGTTCCGGTGGACTGGTTCGGAGTACGCAGCGCAGCAGACCAAGGGCAGGGGCATCCGCCTCAGCAAGACTCAGTCGCAGACCTTTCCCGGTCTCGTGATGGACACGAAGGCCAAGGAGTTGCTCGAAAGGGCTGAGCCTTTGTTGGCCCGGAAGATCGGCATGTGGGTGCACCAGGACGTTCTCGAAGCTAACGGTGTTGAGATCGAACCGCCTCCTGCCGTCACGGGCATCAACGACCGCCCTGAGCTCTTGGAGGAGCACAAGGCCATTCAGGACTCGGCCGAGGGCTTCGGTCTGCTTCTCCAGAACTACGTAGCGCAGGTGGGACAGAGCTTCGCCGAGACCCACCCTCTGGCGATCGTGACCGACATGACGCTTGAAGCGAACGCAGACGACTCCACAACACTGGTCATCGGGGCTGTACAGCCCATCACGCCCGTCAAGCCGCTTTCTGAGAGGAACACGGCACAACCCACGGAGTAGACCATGGATGACCTGTACCCGCACCAGAGGAAGGCTTTAGACAACCTAGGGAACGGAAAGATCCTCTGGGGCGGGGTAGGTTCCGGTAAGTCACGTGTCGCGGTGGCTTACTACAGAGAGAAGGAATCGCCGAGAGACGTCATCGTCATCACTACGGCGAAGAAACGGGACTCCCTGGACTGGGAGAAGGAGTTCATCCGTTACGGCATCTACAAGTCCAAGGATGCCACCCTTGAGGGTGTTCTGACGGTTGACTCCTGGAACAACATCGCGAGGTACAAGGACGTGAAGAATGCGTTCTTTATCTTCGACGAACAGCGGCTCGTTGGCAGCGGTGCTTGGACGAAGGCGTTCATTCACATAACAAAGCCGAAGCAGCGAAACCACTGGATCATGCTGAGCGCCACACCTGGGGATACGTGGCTCGACTACATTCCGGTGTTCATAGCTAACGGTTTCTACAACAACAGAACAGAGTTCAAGCGGGAGCATGTGGTTTACGCCACGTACACCAAGTTCCCGAAGGTCGAGCGGTACATAGGAATCGGGAAGCTCAACCGGTATCGGAACCAGCTTCTGGTCCACATGCCGTACGACAGGCACACAACCAGACACACCTACGAGATCCCTGTGGAGTACGACAAGGAGCTGCTTGAGAAGGTCGTAAAAGACCGCTGGAACGTCTACACGAACGAACCGATCAAGAACGTTTCCGAGTACTTCTACACGATCCGGAAGGTCGTATATTCACATCGATCGCGCATCGACGCCGTCCGCGACGCGATCAAACTCCACCCGAAACTGATCGTGTTCTACAACTTCGACTATGAGTTGGAGATACTGCGAGACCTCGCTCATGACTACGAAGTAGCGGAGTGGAACGGCAAGAAACACGAGCCGATTCCGGACACGGACAGCTGGGTGTACCTCGTTCAGTACGTCGCGGGAGCGGAAGGATGGAACTGCATCACGACCGATGCGACTCTCTTCTACTCGCTGACATATTCGTACAAAAACTGGCATCAAGCGCATGGCAGGATCGACCGGCTAAACACGCCGTTTACGGACCTGCATTACTACGTGCTTCTTGCCAAATCTGCAATCGACCCCGCAGTGATGGCTTCGTTGAAGGCAAAAAAAAGCTTCAATGAGGTCCGATTCGCGGGTAGGTTGCGTACGTCGAAGGTGTGACTGGGGTCACTTCTTTGGCGCAAAACGGACACCCTCTTGGCGTGAGTACTCCAAATTTTCAGATTTGGCAGAAAAACGTCAAAGATCATCTTCGATGAACCCGCAGGTCAGAGGGCTTGCGGGTGGGTGATCTGCCAAATGACAAAAAAATTTGGAAAAACTTTTTTTTCTTGTACATGGGTATCTATTATTTATACCACTACGCGTGGAGAAGAAGAATAGATACCCACTAACAAAAAAATAAAAGTTTTCATTTCAGATTTGTCATTTGTCAAGAGAGCATGTGCACGACAAGATCAATCGGCACTAAGATCAGGTGGGGACCTCATGCAAGAGTGGCGCGAGATAATAGGGTTCTCAGGCTATTCAGTGAGTGATGCTGGTGCGATACAGAACGACTGCACCGGCAGGATCATGCGCACGTACCGCAACACCAGGGGAATCGAAACTGTAGGACTCATGCATCGGGGGGTGCAGCACAAGCGCTCGGTCGCAGTGTTGGTGGCCGACGCTTTCATAACCACTGCGAGAAGCCTTCGCTTCAACACACCAATAAACCTTGACGGGGACCGGACCAACAACCGGGTGACCAACCTCGCATGGCGGCCGTACCACTTCGCGCGGAAGTACCATCAGCAGTTCAAGATCGGACCACAAGGATTCACCCGTCCGGTTCAGAACCTCAACACCGAAGAGATCTATCCGACTTCGTGGGACGCTGCAATCCTTCTCGGGTTGCTGGAACGGGAGCTCGTCATGTCGATCCTCGAACGAACGTACGTCTTCCCTCTCTACCAAACCTTCCGCCTACTGGAGTGATTTTAGATACCCACTCGGCGGTAATACATGGCATATAGTAGAAGGGATAGAATAAGCCTTCGCTCGCCTACTGCGAGCCCTTTCTTTTTAAGTGACTGGAGAGGTTCGTGCTTGAAAGTGAGTATCAGAAGAAGCTCATTGACAAGCTTCAGACTCTCTTCCCCGGTTGCTTGATCCTGAAGAACGACTCCGCGTACCGTCCTGGTATTCCGGACCTGTCGATCTTCTATGGGGCTCGCTGGGCGATGCTTGAAGTCAAGGCGAACGCGAAGTCCAAGTTCCAGCCGAACCAGGAGTACTACCTGGAGTTGCTGAGTAACATGGGCTTCGCTTCTGTCGTCTATCCCGAGAACGAGAAGGACGTACTCAGTGCGCTCTGTGAAGCTTTTCAAGGCGTATAACGATCACGCCAAGCTCGAAGGCACACACGCCTTTCTGAGCCCCTCGAACTACCACTGGCTCCGCTACGACAAGGAGAAGCTCCTCAGGCGTCTGGAGACCGCCAAGGCCGCTGCACGAGGCACCAGCCTCCACAAGCTCGCCGCCCATGCGATCTCCGAAGGCGTACAGTTCATGCCTGACGGTTCTACCCTCAGCATGTACGTCAACGACGCGATCAAATATGGGATGGAGCCCGAGCGGGCTCTGTTCTTCTCCATGGATTGCTATGGCACCGCGGATGCCATCGGGTTCGAGGTCTACGAAGAGCCGATAGACAATGTTCTTGGCTTCCTTCGAATCTTCGACTTGAAGACCGGCGTATCTCCCTGCTCTGTCGAGCAGTTGTACATCTACGCCGCTGTCTTCTGCCTGGAGTACGATTACAGGCCGTACGAGATCAAGGGCGAACTCCGCCTCTACCAGAACGACGACATCCAATGCTATGAGATCGACGTCGTCATACTGACTGAGGTAATCAGCACAATCCTGTCACATCAGCGAGTCATCGACGAGTACCGTTTGGAGGGTGGAGCGTGAGCGTGATCGTTGACGAAGAGGATTACCTTGCGCACTATGGCATCCTCCGTAAGTCTGGGCGTTACCCATGGGGCTCAGGCAAGGATGTCTCCACTCGTGCCCAAACGTTCATAGGGATGGTAGCGGACTGCCGCAAGCAGGGTCTGACCGATAAGCAGATCGCTGAAGGATTCGGAATGACCACGACTGATCTTCGTTCTGCAACCACGATCGCGAACAACGCTAACGCCCGAGCCAAGATCGTCCAGGCAGAGAAGCTTCGCGCAAGGGGTTGGTCGAACGTTGCCATCGGTAAAGAGATGGGAATCGGAGAGTCTTCTGTCCGTGCCCTTCTCGAACCGGGCCGCAAGGAACGCAACGACATCCTCACGGCTACCGCCGAGATGCTTCGCCAGCAGGTCGCTGAGAAGAAGTTCATCGACGTCGGCAAGGGCGTAGAGCTTCACCGCGGAATCAGTGCCGAAAAGCTGAAGGCTGCTGTCACGGTTCTGAAGACCGAGGGCTACGAGGTCCACAAAATCCCGGTTCGACAGCTTGGTACTGGTAAA